CCCAGAAGTAGTAGCGGTTAGCGCGGGAGCAGACCACTGCAAAGAACGCACACAGTTTGGAGACCACGAGAATATCAGCTGCTGATAGGTATTGGAGACAGTTGTCACACTAAAGCGAGACATAGAATTGACACAAGTATAATTACCAAACGTAGTACTCAACTGAGGTGGCAAACGATGTCCGACAGCGTCCCAGTATGCTGCTGCATGAAACCTGGAACCTGTAATAGCTCTAGATATAGATGTCATACTAGGTTGTGAAACTTTGGAGCGTGCGCCACGCCTGCGCCGCGGATTGGAGCGCCTGGATAATACTGTACGAGTCACAACAGTTTGTGGCTTCGATCTCGCCGCTCTGCTCAACACAGAGCGGGTCAGCCGAGGAGCCTTGGGCTGTCGCGAAACAGAGGTAACTACAGTGGAAGCTACACCAGAGCGCCTTGGCATCTTGGACGCAAGACGTTGTAGAACCGAGCAAAACGACACTAGAAGAGTGAAACGAGCTGAGTGCAAATCAAATCAATGATTTGCCCCTCCCACTACCACCGCTCATTCGTCCATCTCATCGTACTCACCAGCAGCGACGAGATCGGCTGGGTAGCCAAGGTCGTCGAGGAGAGCACGGAACCTCTTCAACGCTTCGATGTCATGGCGGAGCACGAACAGACCTCCACGAGCGGCAGAGATGCCGGGCTCATAGGTGGCATCATACTCACCATGTGTGCGGATCAAACGGACACAAAGCTTCTGATAGTTGTGAAAGAAGATGGTGGGTTTTCCATCGCTGCTGAAGGTCACTGTCATGGAATTGAAATTGTAGACTCCGGAAAGAGAATACTTGACATCCCGCAACATAGTCCCCCAGCGGAGGAGGGTATCTTTGGCATCATCTGAAAGCTCCCCGCGCTTGATGGCATCGTCACCGACACCAAGGGCACTCGACTTGTGGGCATGGAAGAGCCCGATGAGGCGCATGCAAGTGTTGCTAGCACCGGTCGAGGGGTGCGCAGATGGCATAATTCCGAGACCATTGACGACGTAAACATTGTTGCCAATAAGGACAAGGTGGTTGGAACTAAGCACGGCGATGTTAACCGCGAACTCGAGGTACCAATCACACCATGCCTCATAGCCCTGCAACTTAGTCTGACCACGTGCGAAACACTCTGCGCGGCGGCAGGCATCAAGATACCAGAGCCAAGCTGTGACGGAAAAGTCAAAGCCAGTGGCATCATCAGCTTCGGTACCTTGACCACCATCCACACGGCGAGCGTAGTAGTGGAAGGTCTGGAGTCCCTCGTCATGATGTCCGATTCCCACGCAAGGATAGACAGGCCCCTTGAGCATTCTGTTCTGATAGCAAAAGATGTCACGCTTGTTCTGCGGGCGGTGGCACAACGACCAAACGATCTCATCTATCACTGAGAGCGGCCAGATGAGGCGCCACCGGCCCTCACGGGCCTTGGCCTCCAGATGCGGCTCATCCTTGATAAATGGAAGTCTGGGATCGGAGATGCCTCGCTCGAAATGCTCAGCAGCAGTCAAGGCCGCAAGTTCGTAGCGATCATAAGCCAAGATAATAGCCAGCCTGAGGAAAACGAGCTGGGCAGTATACTCGGCATTTTCGATCCACCACTTCTTTGGCCCAGGCTGGACAAGCTGCGCGAATCCTGAGCTCTTGGTGCCGTCGAGAGTCTGAATAATGAGGTCGATCTGCTCGAAAGTGCTCTTGCTGTAGAAATCTCCCTCATAAGCGGGCCAAGAGTCGAAAGCCTTATCAACAGAATCATGATCAACTGGCATCTCGCCCGCATCGCGATTTCTCTTGATGAGGCGGTGCTTCCTACGAAGCTGTGCTTTCATTGAGGACATGATCCCATTAAAGTCGCGCGGGGGCGGAGGCTTAACCCAGGCCTTGAAATCGATATTATGTTTGGAAGCAAGAATGCGCTCACGATTGGCGGAAACGCCATGACCTCCCTTTGGGAGAGAAACACGAGAGCTGTTGCAAGTCCCATAACCGAGGAGGAAGACCTCACCATCGTCATCAACAATATCAGCGATGTCTCCATCGCGATTGACGTTGCAAGCCTTGACATAAGACTGCAGCGCAGCGAAAGGCTCGGATTCGAGAAGGTGATTTCTACCAGAGACAAACCGGAGCTCACGAAGAGCGCGAATGTCCTTAGCGCCGCGAGTGAGGATTTCCTTAACTCGGGCGATGTCAACCTCTCCATCAACATCATGTGGATGCAGCGTAATGAGCCTATCGTCGAAGACGTGGTGCGACTTGTCTGTCTGGAACATAACACTCTTCACAAAAGAAGAGTAGCTCGTGTGCTTGAAAGTCGGGACCTCAATCTCTTTCTGAATTTGGCATGAAGAGCTAGAAGAAAGAGTGGAATCGGAAGCGCAAAGCTCGTCAACGACCGGCAAGGTCGAAGCTTCGAAGCGGACTTTGGTTTTACGAACCGCTGATCGCGCTTGCTGCTTAAGGCCGAGAGGGTCAGCAGAATGGAGCTCTGTGCGAAGTGGACGGAACTGTGCCACAGGAGGGGGGGGAGTGCGAGGGGCAAGAATCCAGCGGTCGGGAACGAGCATCCTGCGCGTACGAACCTGAGGTGGCAGCGGAAGCTCATCATCGGGGTAAATGCCCCAACGATAGCCTGTTGTAATCTCAGGCCAACGGCCATAAAACTCGGAGCCCGAATTGTCGACCTCAAACTGGCCATAGGCTGGACGGTGATCGTCATAATATCGACGGCCATCAAAATCTGGATCGACATGACATGGCTTGTCAATAACAAACTGCTCCTCGTCATACCAATGGTTAGATCGGATGAGCTCTGGATCGC